CGGGCCGCCATAGGTGGTGAAGGTGTCCATCGTGCCGAGCGGGAAGGCGATCCCCTCGTTCGCCGGGACCAGCCGTTCGGTGGCCTTGGTCGAGAGGGTCACCGTGCCCGAGTATTCCTCGAACAGGATCCCGGCGAAGGGGAAGTTGCGCCGCACATCCTCGCGCAGGGGCTGGGCCCCGGTCGAGGCGTAGAACTTGTAGGCCTCTTCGGTCTTCGGATGCGCGATCAGCTTGTCGAAGAACTCCCGGCTGACCAGCGCATGGACGCTGGTCATCGCCTCGCCCAGCAGATTGTCCTCGATGGCGCGCAGCACCTCGCGGACCTTGCCCTGCACGTTCGTGCCTGCGGTGCCGAGCACGAAGTCGACCGAGATCTGCGCGAGGCCGAACTCGGTGAAGTAGTTGTAGAGCGTGGTTCCGGCGCCGTCCTTCACAATGCCGCGCAGGGCGTTCATCTCCATGTATTCGCGGGTCTGGGCATGCTTGCGCCGCATCAGCAGGAGCTTGCGGTTCATCACTTCGACGAGGGGATCGGCCGCATCGAACGCGCCGCCCAGCGCGGGCTGTCCTTGGATGTCGGCAGGCAGGACCACGTCGTCATGCGGGATCCACGGCAGGGCGAAGCTGCGCATCGACCGGCCCTCCCGGGTGCCGACCGTGGCGGGGCCGCCGAGGGGGACGGAGGGCAGCAGGCTCAGGACGCCCTCGTACTGTTCGATGATGACCGAGCGCTGGCTGACCCCTTCGAAGCGGAAGAGGCCGATCTGGGCGAGGCGCGTGTAGAGGTTGGGCAGGATGTTGATGGCCTGGGTCATCTCGGCCAGCGAATAGCCGCCAGCGTCGAAGGGATTGCGGACGAGGGTCATGGGAGATGCTCCGGGGGAATGAGGGGGATCAGACGCCGTCGCGGGCGACGATGCCTGCGGCGGCCAATTGGCCGATCTTGGTGGTGATCTTCGCCGCGTCATCGACGGTGGCGTCGTAGGCGAGGCCCGCGCGCGAGACGATGGCCGGGCCGCGGGCAACGACGATCCCGGTGGCATCGGCCAGCGTGGCATCAACGGCATAGAGCAGGACGGCCGTGGCGGTCTGTGCGCCATCGGTGCCGCCGCTGGTCGCCAGCTTGTATTTGCCGCTGGCGGTGATGCGGCCGAGGACGGCGCCCACGGGGTAGGGCAGGCCCGCGAGCAGCGTCACGACCTCGCGGGTGTAGTTCGGGTTGACCTCATATTTGAGGACATCGCCCATGCTGGGCGGTTCCGTCAGGACGGGCATGGTTCAGTCTCCAGGACGTTGGGGGATGGGATGCGCTGCGCGATGACACGCGCGGCAGTGATCGGCGCCGGGATCAGCGCGAGGCGGCGGCCGATTTCTTGGCGGCTGCCACAATGGGGCTTTCCTTCGCCCCGGGTGCCGGAGCGGTGGCGATAATGCCCGCGGCATCGCTGCGGGCGGCGAGATCGGCCAGGACCTTGGCGCGCAGAGCCTCGGGCTTCACGCCCTTCGCGACGGCATCCGCGGCATCAATCTGGACTCCGAGGCGCGCGGCCTGCGCGCAGACCTGCGCGACCTCGGCCGCCTCGGCGCGGATGGCTTCGGGCGACATCGCGGCCGCCGCGGTCTGCGGCGGTGCGATTGCCGCGGGCGGGGCCGGTTCTGGCGCGGGACTGGTGGTTGGCGCGGCCGTAGGCTGTGCATGATCTTCGGGGGCAGTGGTCATCATCGGGCCCTTTCCTCTTGGGGTTGATGTGCCGCGGGGTGCGGCGGCGAAAGCGCGGAATGCGGTGACGGGATCTGCCACCTCGTCTGCGAGACCGGCGAAGACCGCCGCCTCGCCGCGGAACACGGCCGCCTCGGTGCCCAGCGCCCGGCTTGTGTCGAGGCGGCGGCCGCGGCCTTCGGCGACGGTTTCAGCGAAGAGCTGGCGGAGGTCTTCCAACTCGCCCGCGATCCGGTCGCGGACAGCCTCGGGCAGGGGTTGATACGGATTGGCGTCAACCTTGCGGGCCCCGGCATGGATCAGCGTGACGGCGATGCCCTTCTGGTCGAGCGACCCGCTCATGTCGCTGTGCATGGCCACAACGCCGATGCTGCCGACCGCGCCGGTGCGAGGCAGAATGATCCGGTCAGCCTGGGAGGCCAGCGCATAGGCGGCCGAGAGGGCGTGATCGGCGACGAAGGCCTGCACAGGTTTGACCTGACGCGCCGCACGGATGCGGTCGGCAAGATCGAAGGCCCCGGCCACCTCGCCACCGAAGCTGTCGATGTCGAGGGCAATGCCACGGATGGCGGGGTCGGCCAGCGCCGCCTGCAGCTGCGCCGCGATCCCCTCATAAGAGGTCAGCCCCGAGGATTGTCCGATCCAGGCCCCGCGATGCACCAGCGTGCCCGCGATCTGGATCACGGCGATCCCATCCACCACCGCGAAGGGCTGGCCACCGTTCCTCGCCTGGCGGCTGGTCAGGTCGTCGCCAGAGAGCGAGGCCCGAGCGGGCAGGATGGCGGTAGCCTGATCCGCGGGATCCACTGCCATTCCTTCGACAGTGATTTCCCTTCCGGTGATCCGCGGACCAAGGCCGGTCAAGAAGGCCAGCGCCTTGGCGGGATCGACCATCAGCGGTGTGTTGAAGACGCGCTGGGCGATCTGGGTGTGGTGCATCATGCGTCCTCCCTCGGCCGGGGTTCCCGGTCGTCGTCGTCTTCCTGATTGCCGTCCTCGTGCCGATCCTGCCGTTGGCCCTCAGCATCACCCGGCCCAGGACCGCCATTCGCCGCCTGCGCTGGCGATCCCGGCCGCCGGAAGTCGAGACCCAGTTCCGCCTCGCGTTTCCGTTCTGCCGCGATTTCCCGGTCCACCTGCTCTGCGTCATAGCCCCGCTCGGCGATGGCCTGCGTGCGGGATTTCAGGCCCGCCTCGATCTGCAGAATCTCAGCCGAGGCATCCTTGGCCGGGTCGATCCAGTCCCACTTTGTCGGAAGCCAGTCGCAGGCGAGGTATTCCCGCCGGTCGGTGGCATAGCCGGGCAGGTCGATGGCTCCGGCCAGCACGGCCATATCCATCCAGCGCGTCCAGACGGCGCGGCAGAGCTGATAGACCATGACCGAATGCTGGAAGGCCGAGATGCGGCGGCGGAAATCGACCAAGGCGATCCGGGTGTTCGAGAAGTTCCCCTTCGCGGTGTCGCCGGTCAGATAGCCATAGGGCACGCCCAGCGCGGCGCCGATCTGCAATAGTGTGCGGTACTGGAACGGTTCATAGGTGCTGCCGGAATCCGGGGTGGATGGCGTGGTGACGTCTTCACCAGGATCGAGGCGCACCACCTGGCCCGGCTCGACCTCAAGATCGTCCTCGGCCGGATCGAGGGCGGTTTCCGGGGCGGGGGAGGTGATGAACATGGCGAACATCGCCGCGGTCTTCTTTCGCTCCAGTTCCGCGTCGTCGTAGAGGTCGAGGGTAAAGAGCTTCACCACGGCCGCGGCAAAGCGCGACACGCCGCGCAGCTGGCCTGCCTCGACGGGGTCGAGGATGTGGATGACCTCGGACGCGGGCACGCGCACCGTCTCCCCGGCCAGCCCCGGATCGGTACTGTCGCCCGGATGGCGGCGCAGGAAGTGGTAGGCCACGCGCCGTCCGATTCCGTCGAACTCAATCCCCTGCCGGATCGATCCTGCGCCGGGCAGGACGCGGGTCATGTCCTGGGGCAGCATTTCCGAGGGGAGCATCTGCAGCTGCATCGGCACGGTCAGGCCGTCCTCCGGCCGCCGCGTGCGGATGCGCAGGAACACCTCGCCTGCCAGGAAGACTTCGCGTGCCGCCCGGCGCTGCAGGCCGAAGAAGTCGGTCAGCCCCTCGGCATCGGCCTCGTCGGTCCAGGCCAGCCAGAGTTTCTGCAGTTCCTCCTTCTTGGCCGCATCGGCGATCTTCGACGAGGGCTTGATCCCGTCGCCGACCACATGGTTGGCAAAGGCATCGACAGCATTCGCGGCGTAACCGTTGTTGCGGACGAGCCAGCGCGCGCGGGCGGTGATGGTCTCGCCCGAGACGGCGATCAGCGTGTTCACATGCGCCCGCGTGGCCCGGAACCCGCGCATGCGGCGGTGGGACTGCGCCGCGTCGAACCCGCCGATGATGCTGCCGAGGCGCTGCCGGAAGGCGTCGAGAACCATGGTCATAGACCCTTCGTCGCGACCGTGCCCCAGCGGCGGCGACGCGGGGTGGCCGAGGCGGAAGCAATCCGGCCTTCCAGATCCCGGATCGCCGCGGCCAGTTCCGCGTCCGATCCATAGGTCACGGTCTTGCCGTCATAGCTGACGCTGCGCAGCCCGGCGAAGCGGGCTTCCTGCAGTGCGGTCAGCAGGGCCTGCATGCGTTCCAGGTCCATCAATCCCTCATGAAGTTCGGGGTGTAGGCCCGCCGTTTCCGGCGTGGCGTGGTCAGGGTTCCGGCCTTCGGCTGGGCCGGATCGGGCGGTGTAGGATCAGGTGCGGTGGCAGCTGGCATCCTGGTTTCGACACCAGCCTGCGCTTCCAGCCGCCGCCAGGTGGCCTCGTCCCAGCGGTCCGCACCGAGGATCCACGCCGCGGCGCGGGCATAGACCCGGCAGTCCAGCGCCTCGTTCCGCTCGCGCATCTTCTGCCATTCCTGATGGGCATAGCCGCGCTTGTTGCGGATCGTGACCAGCTGTTCGGCCACCAGCTGCTTCAGCCATTCGGTGTCCGCCCACCCTGGGATGTGGACAGTCCCTGCCGCATCGAGCAGACCCAGCGCCCGGTCTTCATCACTCGGTCGCTCGATCCGCAGGAAGCGGTATGTCTCCGCCTTGAATGTCGCCGTGGCCACCGACCAGAGCCGCGCGCCGCGCCGCAGGCGTTTGCCGCCGATGGTGGCGTCGACGAAGGTCGGGCCCGAGACCGGTGCCGACCGGTTGAACCCTTCGAGGCCCTTCAGGGGCGCGACCTGTTCGAACCCGACCTTGCGTGACCAGGCATAGACCGCCGCCGCCTCGTAGCCGGTGTCGATGCCGAGCCGCGCCACGGTCATGAAGGCGCCGTTGGCATGTTGCCACGACCGACCAAGTAGCCCCGTCAGCTTGTCCCAAGCGGCGGGATCGTCAGGCCCGCCCGGGATGACGATGTGATCGACGAGCCAGGACTCGAGGCCGCGACCCCACGCCCAGATATCGACCTCGATCCGGTCCCTCTGGACGTCGACCCCGGCCGTCAGGAACAGTCCCGCCAGCGGCACCGTGCCCGGCTTCCACGCCTCCCGTCGATCCGCCAGCCGCTGCCATTCCGGCGCATCGCCCGACTCGACCCAAGTCTCGCCCAGCAGCGTGTTGCGCGCGGCGCGCAGCGTCTCGTCCGACCCTTGGGCAGCGAGCCATTCCCGCGCGATGTCGGACCAGCTCTTCCAGCCCAAGGGCGAATAGAGAGCGGAGAGGTGGAAGCCGATGGCCTTCGGATCCTTGGAAACCGCCGTCGCCCGCCATTCGCCGCGGGCCAGCATCTCGGTCTTGTGGTGCTCGGCGATGGGGCGTTCGCAACCCTCACAATGGTAGGCCGCGGTTTCCGGCTTCCCCTTCGCCCAGCGTAGCCGGTCGAACTGCAGCCATTGCATCGCCCCGCAATGCGGGCAGGGCACGAAGTAGCGCCGCTGGTCCGATGCCTCGAACTCGCGCTCGATGCGCGACAGCCCCCGGATCGTGGGCGTCGAGACCATGAACACCTTGCGCCGGTGCGAGAAGGTGGTGGTGCGGGCTTCCGCCAGCGTGACCGGATCGCCTTCCTCGTCGGCGGAGGCCGGATAGGCATCTACCTCGTCAAGGAAGACGTAGCGCGCAGGCATCGACCGCAGGCCGGTCGCGCTGTTCGCCCCGGTCAGGACCAGGATGCCGCCGGGAAACTCCTTCGACAGCATCGAGTTGCCCGCGTCCCGCGACCGGGCCGGGTTCACCCGTTCGCGCAAGGCCGGGCTGTCCGCGATCAGAGGGTCCAAACGGCCCCGCGATGTGCGCTTCGCCAGTTCCAGACTCGGCAGCACCGCCAGCATCGGCCCCGGAGCGTGATGGATGACGAAGCCGATCCAGTTGTTCCCGGCCTCGGTCGCCCCCACCTGCGCCGCCTTCATGAAGGTGATGCGCTGGGCCGGATGGCCGGGCGACAGCGCATCCATGATCTCGCGCAGATAAGGCGCGCGGGCAGTGCGATACCGCCCCGGCTCGGCCGCGCCGCGCGACGACAGCCAGCGATGCTGATCCGCCCATTCCGACACGGTCAGGTTCGGATCGGGACGGAGGCCTTGTCGCCAGACCCGCAGCAGATCCTCGGCTCCATCGAAGCCGAGGTCGAGGTCGGCCGTCAGATCATGGTTGTCATCCACATCATGCGAGCGAGACCCGGAGGTCAGCGAGGGCGTCGAGCTGTTCGCGGACATGGGCTTCCAGCACCCTCTGCATGATCGCGGTCTCGATCGTCAGCGATGCCCCGGATTGCCGTTCCACCTCCGCCATGATCTGCGCCGCCATCAGCGCGGCCACTCGTCCGGGCCAGGTCACCCAGACATCCCGTTCCTGCCGCGCCAGGCGGAATACGAGGGTCTCTGCCCGCGCGCGGTCGACCAACGTGCCCTTTTTCTTCTGGACCGCGATCTGCTTGTCCTGCGCGGCATAGACCGTCAGCAGCGTCCGGGCCTTGATGTAGGACGAGGTCTCGCCCGCACCGCTGGCTAGGGTTTCGCCACCCAAGCTGCGCCGCTGCTGGTCGGGGTCCGTCATCTCTGCCCGCCGAACATCCGAGGCCGCGGCGTTGATGGACCCGTCGTCGTAAACCACCAGCCGCCCGTTCTTGCGCGCCTTCTGCACTCCGCCTCGGGACAGGCCGGAATGCGCCGCGTACTCGCGTTCGCTCATGCCCTTCATGGCCCAGATAATCCGATCAAGCTGATGATATCGCTTGGTATTAAGTTGATTAGAGGGCGCGACAGAGCGACTCTGATCACAAGGAAACGATGCAACTCACTCGAGGAACCCCGCCATGACCCGCCGCGCCGCCCAGCCGAACGACAAAGCCCTCGACGCTTTCGTCGCCGCCAAGGCCGAGATCGACACCATGCTGGAGCGCCTGAAGGCCCTGAGCGACGACCACTTCGAAACCCACCCCGACGAGATCCATTGGGGGCATGTCGGGACGCTGAAGCACTATGCGGGCCTGCTGCGCCAGATCACCGACAGCGCCTTCAAGGAAGGCGAACACGCCGCCTGACGCGCCCACGTCGCGCGACGGCCGCCCCGTCCCACGACGGGGCTTGCATCCGTAGAAGGCGCGCACACTGCGCGCCCAAACCCACGGAGGCCCCGATGACCACCCCGTCCGACACCCAATCCCTGATCCTGTCCCGCGCCGCGACGCGGCCCGGCAACCTTGCGCTGCCACTGCCCGAGGGGCTGGTCGGCGCCGCCGCCAAGATGGTGGTCGGCAAGATGATCGCCCGTGGCTGGCTCGAGGAGGTCGAGGCCAACCTGCGCCGCGGCGAGCCGATGTGGCGCGAGACCGGCGACGGCCATGGCACCACGCTGATCGCCACCGAGGCCGGGCTGGAAGCCATCGGGATCGAGCCGGTGGTGGCCAGCGCCGTTGCAGGCTTACGGAAGTCGAAGCCGAAGCCGGAATTGACGCAGACGCCCGACAACACCGACACCGCGAAACCCGTCGCCATCCGCGCTGGCACTAAGCAGGCGCAGATCATCGCCATGCTCCAGCGGCCCGAGGGCGCGACGGTCGCCGAAATGGTCGCGGCGACCGGATGGCTGGCGCACACGGTTCGCGGCTCGATCTCGGGGGCGCTGAAGAAGAAGCTGGGTCTGCCCATCACCGCCGATAAGGTCGAGGGCAGGGGGACGGTTTACAGGATCAATTAGGTAGGCGAGCGCTCTGGGGGGCGCGACCGACCCATCTACGCCATTCTTTCGTCCAAGTTCTTCTGAACCTTCGGGGCTGAGAATCTGGCCAGTAGAACAGTCGGCAATGGCTGCAGATCGGAGTAAAGCATTGGAGTTTCGCGGAATCAGGTTGAACCTGTTATGGATTCCCGGAATGGGCGACGTCAGCCGTATGCCGACCGGACACGGGATCTACGCTGAGGTCCACTGGCCAACACGGAGTCTTCGGATCGGCGAAAGTCAGGCCGTTCGCGCACGCAACTTGTCCCATATTCGGTGGGCAAACAAACATCTTGAGGGCACCCACTCACCAAAAGAGGCGCAGCGCAGGGGGCAGATCGTAGAACTGGTCAAGGCATGGGGAAGCAAAGGCCTCGAGCATTACCTGATCAGCAATGACCCAAGGCTTGCCGACCGGGAACTCCGGGTTGAATGCGAAAAATTCCTGCACGAATGGGCTCGCCAGCAAACTGAGTACGTCAATTTGAACACCCAACGCGGTTATCGCACCGTCAACTGATCGTAGCACCGCCGCCACGCGTGTCATGGCGAAAGACGATCGGCACTGCGCCTCGTCGCCATCTCCCACCGCCGCACGGCCACATCGCAATAGACCGGGTCCAGTTCCACCGCGCAGCACTGCCGCCCGGTGCGTTCCGCGGCAATCACCTGGGTGCCGGAGCCGCAGAAGGGCTCGAACACCAGGTCGCCGGGATTAGTGAATGCCTCCAGCACCGCCTCGGCCAGCGCCACGGGGAACACGGCCGGGTGCGATCCAGCAGCACCCAAGCCGCCCTTGTGGCGCATGATGCGGAACACGCTATCCGGGATACGGTGGCTCTGGATCGCGTTGCCGTATCCGGTCTTGCGATGCACCGTGCCGTCGGCCCCGCGAAGCCCACCGCCGCCGAGGGTTTCGCCCGCGTGCTTGCTCTCCACCGTCTTGTTCGGCTTTCGAGGCTGGCGGTTGAAATGGAAGATGAACTCGTGCGACGGCGCCAGGCGGCCGTTCCAGTCCCCGGGCAGGCCCGGTCCCTGGTCCCAGACATACCAGCCGAAGCGTCGCCAGCCCTGCGCGCGCATCCAGTCAACCCAGCCTTCCCAATACGGGATCCACTCGCCGTCGCGGTGGACGAGGCCGAGGTTCACAAGCATCTGGGCATCGGCGGTGAGGGGCGCCGCGGCGAAGACGCCCTGCATCAGCGCATCCCAATCGCCGACCTTCTCCTTCGCCGCGCCATAGTCGCGCTGCTGCGCATAGGGCGGGGATGTGAACATCAGCGAGGCCTGCGCCCCGTCCATCAGGCGCGCTACCACGGCCGGGTCGGTGGCATCGCCGCAGATTAGCCGGTGATCGCCCAGCGCCCAGATGTCGCCCGGACGGGTGATCGGCTCGGCAGGGGCCTCGGGGATGGTGTCGGCGGTGTCATCGTTGATGGGCGCGCGGTCGTCGGCATCCTGCAGCAGGGCGTCCAGCTCGTCGTCGGGGATCCCGATCAGCCCGAGGTCGAAGTCCTCGGCCATCAGCCCGCGCAGTTCCTCGAGCAGCAGCGCCTCGTCCCACCCGCCCAGTTCGGTCAGCTTGTTGTCGGCGATGCGATAGGCACGACGTTGCGCCTCGGTCAGATGGCCCAGCACGATGACCGGCGCCTCGGCCAGCCCAAGTTGCGCGGCGGCCAGGATGCGGCCGTGACCCGCGATCAGTTCGCCGTCAGCTGCGACGAGGCAGGGAACGGTCCAGCCGAACTCGGCCATGCTGGCGGCGATCTTCGCCACCTGGTCGGCGTCGTGGGTCTTGGCATTGCGGGCGTAGGGCCGCAGACGGGCCAGTGGCCAGTGTTCGATCCGGCCGGGCAGGAGGGGCGCGTTCATGCTGCGAGTCGCTTGGCCTTGAGGGCGGTGAAGGTCTCGCCAGTGTCCGCCAGCACCGCGTCCTGTCCAGTGAAGGACTGCCAGCGCTCGACGGCCACATCGACATAAGCAGGGTTCAGTTCAACGCCGAAGCAGACCCGGGCAGTGGTGTCGGCCGCGATCAGCGTGGTGCCGGATCCCATGAAGGGTTCATAGACGGCTTGGCCGGGGCTGGAGTTGTTCAGGATCGGCCGCCGCATGCATTCCACCGGTTTCTGCGTGCCGTGCACGGTGTCGGCGTCCTGATCCCGGTTGGCGATCTGCCACAGCGTCGTCTGCTTGCGATCCCCGGCCCAGTGACCCTTGCCCTTCGCACGCACCGCATACCAGCAGGGTTCATGTTGCCAGTGGTAATCGCCGCGGCTGAGCACCAGCCGGTCCTTGGCCCAGATGATCTGCGACCGGATGGCGAAACCCGCCGCCACCAGGCTGTCCGCCACAGTCGCCGCATGCAACGCGCCGTGCCAGACATAGGCCACGTCGCCGGGGAACAGCGCCCATGCCTCACGCCAGTCGGCGCGGTCGTCGTTCAGCACCTTGCCGGTGCGCTTGGTCTTTGCGGCCCCGGCCTGGTTGCGCCAGGAGGGATCGTACTCCACGCCGTAGGGCGGATCGGTCACCATCAGCAGGGGGCGCACATCCCCGAGCAGGCGCTCAACGACATCGGCCGCGGTGCTGTCGCCGCAGATCAGACGGTGCGACCCGAGCTGCCAGAGGTCGCCCGGCACCGACACCGGCGCGACCGGCAGCTCTGGAACATCGTCCTCGCCCTCGACCGGACCCTCGCCGCCCAGCGCGTCGGGATCCCGCAACAGCGCGTCAAGGTCATCGTCGCTGATGCCGAGCAGGGTCAGGTCGAAATCCTCGGCCAGCAGCCCCGCGATCTCGTCGCGCAGCAGGGCCTCGTCCCATTCGCCCAGTTCGGTCAGCTTGTTGTCGGCGATCCGGTAGGCCCGGCGTTCCGCCTCATCGAGATGGCTGAGCCGGATGACCGGCACCTCGGTCAGGCCGAGCATCGTGGCTGCAAGCACCCGGCCGTGGCCAGCGATCAGCTCGCCGTCGTCGGCAACCATGCAGGGCACGGTCCACCCGAACTTGGCCATGCTGGCGGCGATCTTCGCCACCTGGTCGTCGCCGTGCATCTTGGCATTGCGGGCATAGGGGCGCAGCCGGGCAATCGGCCAGGTTTCGATCTGGCTCGGCGCGAAGACCAGGTCCATGGGATGGGGCTCGGGATGTGGGGACGGAAAATGAAAAGCGCCCGCGAGGGGGTTCCTCCGGGCGCAATTCTTCGATGATCAAGGGGTAGGTCAATGGGGGCACATCTGTCAACCGGAAAAGTGAAGCGGATTCAACAGCTTCTCACGA